ATCGAGGACTTAAAAAAAGAAGTTTCGATTGACGTTCAGAAAGCGAGAGATGCTTTTATGAAAGATGGATTTTATAATCCGGGTTCGGGCATCGGAACTGATGTAGACGTAGGCAATTGGGGCAGACCTTATGAACCACTGCTTGTCGGACCATATGATGCTTCTGCCATGTATTCTAGTGGCGGACTTACACAGATTATTATTGACAAAAAGAGCCGAGGACTTTGTATTTCGGGTTATGAGTTTACAAGCGGTGCTATGGAAAGTAGCGAACTTATGGAACTTCGTGACTATGCAGAAAGCCTTGGCTTCTCTTCAATTATTGCGCAGGGAGCAAGAGACAGCCTTTTGTTCGGCGGTTCTTCAATTTATCCTATCTTGAAAGGTGATACTCCCGTAACAACTGCCATGTCATTCAGACAGTTGCTTGATGCAAAACTTCTCAGAAAAGGATGTATTGACTACTTTGCTGAAGCAGACCGTTGGAACATGACTGTAGTTCCCGATTATGATTTGAGTGCAAAAGATTACCTTTCACCTGCAACATTCTTAGTCCCTATCAGCGGTATTGAAGTAAACTCAGACCGTGCTTCATTTATCAGAACAAAACCACTTCCTTATTGGTCAGCAATCAGACAGTTAGGTTGGGGTGCGAGTGATATCTGTGGTTGGGCTAAATCTCTTATCGGTTATGAAATTATGGCTATGTCACTGCCTATTATGTGTCAGCAAATGTCACTGTTGGTACACACTCTGCCACTTGACGGTATTATTGCTCAGAACGGTGTAAAAGCATCACAGGCTTGGGTTAAGCAGAATGAGCGTGAAATGAGAGATTGGTCAATCCTTAATCCAAAAGCAATCAACTCTTACGGAGAGATTTCCGTAGTAAACAGAAATTACAGTGGCTTCGATTCTCTGATTGATGCAATCCGTAAAGACGTAGCCGCCAAGAGTGGACTGCCGGAATCTCTTTTGTTCTACTCAATGCCTAACGGCATCTTTAATAAATCTGAAGATGATGTTATGCTTAAACAGTCAGAAACAATCAAACTTATTCAGCAGGTTGTTGCTCCTTGTGTTCAGAAACTTATCCCTATCCTTGCAATCTCTTACTTTGGTTGCAAGAGTCAGAGAGACTTGGAAAAGTATCGTTCAATTAAGATTTCTTTCGATACACCTGTTGTTTCAAACCCACAGAAGAAAGCCGACGTTGCTCTTAAGATGGCACAGGCTATTCAGTTGCTTTATGTAACAGGTTTCGACAAGGGACAGGCTGTAAATATTGTAAGTAAAGTTATTGGCGAAGTTGAAATGCCAAGCGATATGTCAAGCATCTTCAACTCAGAAACAGAGAAGGATGTAAAGGAAAATACAAACACACCGGAAGAAACAAACGAGACCGGTGTTCCCGAAGATAACGAAAGAGGAAGGAGACCTGTATGAAAAAACATCACGCAGTAATTGCCCGTAGTGGCATTCAGTATTATCTTGCTGATGAACTTGCGGGACTTATGTTACATGAAATCCCTAGAGAGTATAAAAATCAGAAGGTATTCTCTGTCTATCGCCCTTCTCACGTTCTTGAAGGAGCGAAGGATATGTTTAAGAATGCTCCTATCCGAGTAGACCATAAATGGCTGTATTCGCAGACAGACCCCGCCATTGTTGGACATATTGCAGACGATGTTGCAATTAAAAGACATAAGGGAGAAGTTGCTTTAGGAGCAACACTGAATATTGATAACGACGACAACCTGCCCGAATACAATGAGTTATCACCGGGCTATCTGTCAGACAACAAATGGCAACCGGGAATTGCACCAAATGGTGAACCTTATGAGATACTTTGTACCAAGATTAATTGCATAAACCACCTCGCTATAGTCCATGAGGCTAGAGGGGGAAAGGATATGAAAATCTTAGATGGGGGTAAAAAAATGATTCATTCGGGCTTGATTCGTGCTATTAAAAAGCGTTTGACAGGCGTTATGGATGGAAATGACAGTCAATCATTTGAAAGTGTAGTTGACGAAATCGGCTCTACATTACAAAATATTGATGAAGACGGACTGAAAGCGAAGACCGCTTCGTTAGTAGGTTACTGCGACGACTTACCCGATTCTGACGAAAAGGAAAAACTTCTGCGATACATTGCAGATATTCCTCTTTTGAAAGATGAAGATGAACAGGTCGCAACAGAGGCTTTGAGATGTATCAAAGAGAGTTACAAAACACTTGACTCCGATGCCAATTCGGAGATTATGGAGAAACCAATGGAAGACACAGAGAACAAGGAAACAGTTGCTCCTGCACAGGACGCTGTTCCTGCACCTGCTCCTGCTCCTGCCGAACCACAGAAGGAAGAGGCACAGGCAGAAGAGAAAAAAGAAGATGGTTGCGGTGGAGATATGGCAAAACTTGCCGATGCTCTTGACGCAATTTCAAAGAAGTTGGACAGTCTGCTTGAATCAAAGGCAGAACCAAAAACTGACGAACAGCCTAAAGAGACTGAGGAAAAAACTGAAGCCGTTGCTGACGCAAAGGAAGAGGATGAAAAACACGAAGGAGTTACAGATTCTCTCCCACAGTACACACAGTCACTTTCTGCTGTAAACGCAGGTTATAGCCTCGACGATGCTTTTGCACAGTTGAAGGGAAGGAGATAAAAATGCAGAGTACATTTGCAAATGGTCTTAGCGTTTCTTTCAAAGGAAAGGGCGTTACACCGGGTATGCCAGCCTATGTAGAAAATGGCGGAACAAGAACTGTTGGAGGTATTATCTCAGTTGACAACGTAAACACAGCATACTTCGGTAATGCACTGTTTGCTGTTTCTACTGACCCTTCAAAGTTCTTTGTCGGCAACAAAGCCGTAACAATTGATGGTTCATCAGTTACACCGGGTATTTTCCGTGGTATCTTGCTCAATCGCCCAATGGTAAATGAGCAGTTTCCGGGACACGCTGATTATGTATTTAATCAGACTCCTGCTGACGCTTTCTATCAGGGTGCAATTTGGGTAAAGATTGATGAAAATGATACCCCTGCTGTTGGTGACTCAGTTTACTCAACAGACGAAGGAGTTCTCACTACAACATCTAGTGGAAACACAGCAATCAACGCAAAGGTAAAGGAACTCGACCCCGACACAGGTCTCGTTCTTATCTACCTTGACGGACAGTTCTAAGGAGATTTAAATGAAAATTATCGCAGGAAAAGGATGTGAAGGTATCGCTCAGAGAGCATACAATTTCATCAACTCACAGGCTGTCGATGCTCGAAGTCAGATGGCTGATATGACTCTTCATATCGGTCTTGCTTCTGACCCACAGTTTAGGACACCTGCTCACGCAAGAGACTCTATCTATGTTGGAGACTCTGCTCACATTGGCAATCTTGTTGCTTCCGCTCAGATGAAAGCACAGTTTGCAAAAGACAACAAATCTGTTGTTCTTACACCAAAATGGAACAGTGTTACAGGCAAATGGGATGAAGTTGCTCGTCAGTCATTCGTAGGTGACTCAGCACCGGACTACCTCTCAGCACAGGCTATTGCTCCTTGGGCACAGGGCATCTTCAAAGACGTATTTGAACGCCCACTTCTCTACTCACACGCTTCTGACCTTGTAAAGTTGGAACAGGGTACAAACCCTTGGTGTGAAGTAATGAATCTCTACCTTGCTGACTATGCAGGTGGACCACTCGGACCTCTCAATGCAGGTAGCCCAGACGGAAATATGTCAAAAGACGTTTCTGCAAAGAGCGGATTTATGACAGCACCTGTAATCAATATCTTTGTAACTTATACTCTCACAGTAGAAGAGTTGGAAGGAGCAAAGGTTGCAGGCGGAAACCCATTCGGTGAAAAACTTATACAGGGTAAGATTAAGTATGCAAACTATATGTTGCAGATGCTTACTGATTACCTTACATACTACGGTAACGATGACACCGACACTGTTGGTTTGTTTGGAGTTAACACAATTACTTCAACTGCTTCGGGTGATGCTCTTGCAGATATCCTTGCAGACACATCAAACACAACAAAGGGTTCTACTGCTTATCAGAAGTTGTCAAAGATTATCAATGACTTCTTCTCTGCAAGTTACAACAAGTTTGACCATGTTAAGGTTGGTCTTTCAACCTACGCATACAACTTGCTTTCTTCTATGCCTTACAGTGATGCTTATGAAGCTAAGTCAGTATTGGCTATCTTCAATGAGAACTACATCGCAGGTGAGACAAAAGACGGAAAGATTCCAAGAGTTGAATTCTATGCAGACCCACTTCTCGATGCTAACACTGACTACAATCAGAACGCATACGACTATATGGTTATCACTGCACCGGAAATCGGTCTTGGACCGGAAGACACACGCAAGAACGTTATCTTGCAGGGTATGCCTCTTAAAGAGTTTATTTACCCTGTTATTCCGGGACAGATTAACACACAGCACCGTATGCTCCGCAGATACGCAGGTATCTACGCACCGGTTACAGAAAGTGTTAAGGTTATTTCCGGCTTCGGAAAACGTGTATAAAAGTGCATGACGATGAACCCCTGCTTTTGTGGGGGTTCATTGACTGTATAATAATTAGAGGAAATTTCCACTATTTTTCCCTAATTTCCAAAGGAGATATAAATGGCAACAAAGTATATTTGTAATACAAAGAAGATGGCTTTTAAGTTTGCGAACGGAAAGGTTCTCGAAAGAAAAGGTATTTTGGCTGTAGACGAAGAAGAACTTGAGAGAATGGAAAAAGATTACTTCTTCGCAAGTCTTAAGGAGAAGAAGGTTATTACAGTATCTGCTGTAAAACCATCAGACTATTCAACTCCAAGTGAAATCATTGCATCTGATAATGTGAAGATTGCAGAACTCGAAAAAACAATCGAGGAACTTAAAGCAAAACTTGCAGAAGCAGAAGCAACAGGAAAAGAAACTGCAACTGTAATTGACTCTGCACAGCCTCTTGAAGAGAAAGCAGAAGAGCCAGCAGGCGCAGAAGCAACAGGAAAGAAGAAGACAACTTCAAAAAATAAATAACAAGGATATACCATGAAAGTTCCCGCATTAGCATTTAGCAATTTTAAATTTTCTCACTATATTCTCGATTTAAAGGAGTCTGAGTTTGAAGAAGCAAAAGATGCTGTTATCGCCATGTGGTTTGGAGTTTTTGAACTATGGACTCCGCTCCCTAGCGACGTTAGAATGTTGAAGCGGGAACTTGTTTTTAGTTACCTCATTATGTGGTATCTCGCAGATATGTATCCTCTTCGACTTACAGACGGAGTTATGGGTACAGGTGGTATGCCGTTGAACTCAAAGACAATTAAGAGTGTTAATTTGCAGTTCAGAAAACTTCAACTCCCTGCATCTTACGATGCTTTGGGAACAAATCAGTTTGGTGTCAAGGCGGCTGAAATGATACGCTTTGCACCGGAAATGATGGGTGTCTATGGTGGAGCGTACTAAGAATGAGCGGTGTTTACGGAGAGTTCTTGGGTTTCTTCCCCGAACAGATGGAAGATTTTTGGATTTATACTCACGAAGATGACAGAGTATCGGGTTATAAACTTACACCCGATAGACGTATTAGAGGCATCCGTCAGACTACCAATGAATATGTAGACACTAAAAGAGCGAAGGAACTTCCCCTTCTTGATATTGGACAGAGATATACATTTTGGTCTTACGACAAACTTGATATTGCAACAGAGTTTGTTGACATAGATGGTGAAATGTACCGCCCTATGAAAGTTGCACAGTTTAATCGTGAGGGCGGTTTTTGGGAGACTGTTCTTGAAAAGGTTGTTGGCAACGATGGAACAAAGAACGAAACTCCTCAATTAACAGAAGGGAAATTTTAATCGCTATGGTAGTGCAGTATTTAAACAATGCGTTTGATAACCTCAGACGAGGAACTGCAAAGGTTTTAAATCCCCAACTCATTATCCTTACTGTAGACGGTGGACACAGTAGATATGACAGATATGTAAAATTCAGTGGAGACAGTTATGAACTTGCAGAGTTACAAATATCGGGGGCATACGGCGGAACTGAAAGACCTTTTATGTATATGTTGAAAGATAAACTCGAAGAGAATCGTGGCAACTATGCAAAGCGGGTGTTCAATGAAAATATGTGGTACGACAGACACAACAAAGGGTGGTTTGTTGAATGGGACGCAATTGCATACGAGTTGGAAAATATTTGCATTGAAAATCTAATGCCCGAAGTATCTTCTGACTTACCACCAATAAAACCAAAATCTCAGAAGAAAAAAAGTAAATACGGATATGGAACTGAAACACTGTTCGCTTCGGGTCAGTTGGTTCGGTGTATTCACGCAGAAATTTTGTATTGAGGTAAGGTATGTATTTAAACAACGCAGTATTAGGTGATTTTATAGCAAAGGCTTTGTTTGGCGATAATTGGGAAAGCATGAAGCAGTATGTCATTCCACGCAAGGGCAACTTTGTAAATCCTCAGCAGATTACAGACACGAATACTTATGCAATCTATTACATCGAAAAGAAGAGTAAAAAGATTACAAATCTTACTGATACACAGTATAAAGAGAAAAATGTAGACACTACGCACTATGCAACAATTAAATCAACTGTTAGAATACAATTTATAGGAAAGCACGCAGAGGAGTGGGCTGATTCGTTATTGTTTTGGGATGAACGCAAAGATGTTCAAGAATTGTTCTATGAGTACGACAGTCAACTTCTTCTTGGAGAAAGGGATATAATCACTGTTCCGTTTCAACAGGACGGATACAATGGTGAAATGTCATATTTGGCTTCTTTTAGTGTAGTAACAGCAATCACTAAAGAAGAGATTATAGAATACTTAACAGACCTCATTTATTTTGAGGGTACGTTAAAAGTGGAGAAATAAAATGAACGACTTTAACGGTTCGGTTGCACAGCAGGATGTGTCAATCAGCACTGACGTTGTAAGAACAGCGACTGTTGGTGGCAACTTTTACGAGAACGTTCTGTATGTAACAGACCGTTTCTCGTCATTCGGAGCAGACACTCCGGTTTATCCCGTAGTCAAAAAGAGCAACTATGTTGATATCATTAATGACTACTCATACTTCACAGATGCGGAAAAGAAAATCGTAAAGGGCAACCTTGCTTCTTTGTTTGCTTATGGTACTGACTTGAAGGTATACATTATCCCTTCAACAGAACTTGCAAACTACAAACTTTACGGCTACTTTACTTATCTTGACTTGGAGTGGAATCCAACAGACGGCACAACTACCGACTATGCACTTTCTGAAAGCGCAGGAACAACTCTTACAAACGTAAAGACCGCATTGGATAAGGACTTTACATCAGTTCTTATCGACATGGCTGTAGACCCTGTAAACGTAAAGGGTAATTCTACAACTACAACAGCAGGCACATTCGGGCTTATCACTGCATACACAATGGATGCAACAGTATTTGCAAGAACTGCAATGGTAACAGGAACAGCAAGTTCTGCCAATGCGTTCGTAGATGCTCACGAAGACCCTATTGGATTCAGCCCTGCTCTTTATCAGTTAGGACTTACTCTTTCAAGCACAAATGCAAGTGGAGTTCCTGTTGGAAACTCATTTGACATGACAGCAGTTGACTTTCAGAATGTAATGCCAACATCTGATACAAACACTGAAGTTCTTTCCGGTGCAAGTGCAACATTTGCTGACTACTTTGAAAGCGTTAAGATTAACTACTTCAAACCTGTTGGAAATGGAACAATGCAGTTAACAAACTTTGGTGGTTGGACAATTCTTGGAAATTGTACATCAGCAAATTGGATTGTTGCATACCTCAACTTTATGAACAGAGTTGCTTGTGCCACAATTATCACAAGCGGAAGAGCATTGAAGAACGCAAGAACTTACAGTGAACTTCTTGATTCTGTTGAAATCAACATCGCAGGACAGGTAAGAAACGAAAGAATCACAGACTTCAAAATGACTGCTCCTTCTTTTGATGACCTGCCTAGCACAAATGGACACACAATTTCTATCCCTAATGCTTGGGAAGGAACTTATGTGGATAACGTAAGAAAAGTCAAGATTAGCGGTACTTTAACAGTATCAGCATAAGGGGGACTAAATGGCTATTACAACACCTTCTGCAAAGGCATCGGGAAAAGGACCGATTATCCTTGATGGATATGATACAGCCAAAAATGGCAAGAACTATGTAGACAGACAGTTGAAGCAGACCATACAGGCTGTAGGAAACTTCTCTGCAAAGTATACTTCACCGGTGCTTAAAACACTTTTAAAGAATGACAAACAGTATACAGGTATCGACAAGAACGGTGCTATTTACCTTGTTGGTTTCAAACTTGAGAGTATCATTGTTTCTGCTTCTCAGCAGATTGATAACTCAAAGGTTATCCCATTGGTAAATGGTGACTCAATCACACTTACAAACATCTGTAAAGCAGGTACGCTTGCATTCAATGCTTCTCGTACAGCGGGCGGTTTGAATGACGGTGACTGTGTATCAGTATTCGACTATGTTCGTTCACAGGGTGACGTTGGTGGAACTCTTGAACTTTCATGGCTTATGAATGGTGCAGTACACAAGATGATTTTCAGTGGTGTTTGTGTAAAGAATGTTCCACCTCTTACCCTTGCAGGTAACGATGTGCCAGACTACAACGTTCAGTTGACATATTCAAACTACACGGATTCAGACTCTCCTGCTTACAACAGTTTGCTCGGAAAGTAAAAGAACGAGGGGCTTGTCGCCCCTCTTCTTAATTTTTATAATAAAAGAAACGGAGGTATGGTTGTATGAAATTGACCTACAAAGATTTAACAGAAGATTTGGATGCTGTTGTTAAAGCACAGCAGAAAGACCCATTGGAACGTTACTCAGTAGACATTGAGGGGAACATGAAGTCAATGCCTGCTACAAAAGTTCTTAATGTTATCGAAAGTGCTTCTTCTTTTGAAGACAGAGCACAGTTCGTAAAAGAACTTTTAACAGGTTGTAAAGTTTCGATTTACAAGGACGACAAGAAGACATTCGATGTTGCTATTAACAACGGTGTAGAATGGTGGGCTATTGACGGATTCAACGCAGACCCTATGGCTTTGCGATATCTTGTAACAGTTGTATACACACGATTCTTAAAAAAATACACAGCGTAATTTCAGAGTTCGCAAAAATTACGCTTAGTGACAAGTCCGCTGATACAGAAAGTAAAGGCGGACTTTCTGCAATAATAGAACAAGCAAAAGCGAACAAAGATATTGCCGATTTTAAGAAATACGTGGATAATATGTACAGTGCTTGGTTCTATATGTATGTAGAAAACTATCACTGCAAACCCGATACTACAGAAGAAATGGTTTCGGGCTTGAAGTTTTTGTTGTATAAAAGGAGAAGTTCATAATGAATAAAGCGGATGTTGAGTTCACAGTCGGATTGAACACTTCTCCGGCAGAAGAACAGTTAGATAGACTTTTCGAGAAAATGAGATATCCGGGAAATGCTAATCACACTGACCCGTTTTTACAGTTTCATGAAAATGAAAATCTACCATATGTTTATGGTGGCAGAAACTCTGTGCCACCTTCTGCAAACATAAATACAACCTTTAATAACTCATCTAATTTACCAATAGCAAGAAAAGCAATGGAGTTGGCGGATGCTATAAGAATTGTTTATAGCAGAATGAACGAAGCGTTGTCCGGTTATAGATACGCAGGTTCTTCTGTATGGAATGAACAAAAGAGAATAGGATTTGACAATCTCCCCACAACGTCAGCGGGCAATAAAATTCAAGAGGCTGTCTCTTATGTATTTGAACAAAAAGCACTTCCGGGTTGGAAATATGCAGGTTCTTCAACTGCTGATAGCATTTATGACGAATTTGAAGATTTACACGTTTACGATGACTACGGGAACAGCAATGTCCCTCCAAAGAATCCTACATTTACGAATCCAAGTGCAGATGGTAATGACACTCCCGAAGAGCAGGGAAAAGATATCGTTAGCCAAAATAAAAAAGATAATGATGAACTCAAAGAAAAGTTATTATTGTGGGGTAAGATACTCTCTACTATTTACGCAATAAGAAAGGTTCTGCAAGGACTTTCAAAACTTTGGAAGTTTGCTACAGATACCGTTTCGGGGGTAAATAGCAACATTAACGAAGAACATGGATTTTTCTCAACAGACCCCGAAGGTGCTTTAAGAGCCAATACTGACAAAACAAGGGCTATGCTTTATGCAGGCGTTCGTAATATGGGAGAAAATGCTCCTGTCAGTAAAGCGGGATTGGATTATGCTTCTAACAAGATAACGGAAATGTGGACTTCTGCCATGTCCGGCAGAAATGTAGATGCTCGCACTACAATTGATGTTCAGCGTTTAAAAGACTTCTTTGGAATAGACCTTTCTGTAGCAGGGCTTCTCACAGGTGAAAGAGAAGGAAAAACTGCAACTGACATTCAGATTGACATGATGGATAAGGTTGAGAAACAAATCTCAAAACTTGCCGAAGCAGATGAAATAACAAAGGGACAGGTAATAGACTCTCTTAAGAATATTCTCGGTGACGAGTTGGTAAATGCAATTGTTGCAAATGCCAATAAAAATTTAAAGATTGACGCTACCGATTTAAAACTTACACTTGCTGAAAGAATTATGCAGAACGGTGGCACTGCCATTGCATCGGGTGACTTGACTCAATCTACAGAGAAATCAATAAAAGCATTAAGTGCGCTTAATACTGAAATTGGAAAGTTAAAAAACACATTGGTTCAAGAACTGTCTCCCGCTTTTGTTACTGTAACAGAAACGCTTGCCGATATAGTAGATTGGCTAAATAGAAAGATGAATAAGGTTGATGGTGAAAAAAATGCCATTGGAGAAGTGAAAGCAAAAGTTTCTATTGCTTCTCTTACAAATGATGAGTATTCGAGATATAGAAACTTTAAGCAGGAAGAAGATGATAAAAAAAATAAGTATAAGGACAAAGATAACACTGTAAGAAATCTCCTTAAAAGTGGAGACCCACTTAAGATACTTGAAGCATTATATTTGTCTCAACCGGAAGTTAAGTCAGCCGCCGACATTGAAAACCTTGGTATTAAACAGCAAGAGATAGAAGTTGGCAACGCTTTCAAAAATGCTTATAAGACAGGTAAGTTTGACCCAAATAGTACAAACCCGTTGATTAAAGCATTAGCAGAACATCCATATACAAATCCCGACGACGGCAGAACGTATTATGGATATGAAGCGTTTACTCAAGAACTTGCTACTAATCCCAATATTGGTTGGGATGACCCTTTCATTAGTAGATTGCTAACAAACCCGGAGAACATGGATGAATACGAAATGCTAATTGCCATGCGCAACATGGCATCATTAAATCCTGCGGTTAGAAATGCTTTTTCAAAAGAGTTTGACAAGGGTGGAACGTTTGATTTCGGAACAACAATGGCTATGATTCCATACTTGTATAGCACAAGGATGTTGGGGTCTCCCGAAGAGCAGTTCAAGGCTTTCCAAGTTCTTGCACAGGAATCTTACAAGGTTTTGGACAATGTAGTAAACTTAGATGTAAAGCATAACGATAAAAATGGAAACGGAAAGATAGACGCAGGAGAGATTGAGTTGACAGTAATCTTAAAAGACCAATATGGAAAAACTTTGACTACTCAGTCCATTAATGCTGATTTAAACTAAGGAGAAGAATATGAACGGACTTAGAGGACTTAAATCATTAACTAGTGCAGAATTGGCAGGCAGTGCACAGTATTTCAACCTGCCGACAATAGGCGGATTGTATACAAAATCAAGAGATGTTTCTTTATCAAGTGGAAGTCCAAACAAGGCTGTTGCATTTCTCTTGCAGTTGCTTGATATGTTTAAGTTTGGAATCCCAATCTATCCCGACGTTTATGAAGAAAGTGGTGGAAACGATATTAGTGAACAGGTTCTTGTTGGCGGTATTGGAAGTGACAGCCCGGAAAACTCTTTTGTTGGAGCAGACGTTGCGGGTGCTCTTGTAAAAGTTGCTGACAACATTGTAGTAAATCCTCGTAAATGGCGAATCCATGGTTACACAGGTTTTAATACAAACACGACAATTGGACACGTTATAGACGGTTTGATACCCGAAGCAACATTACAGTCATTTGTTACAAAGTTCGGAAGGGATACTCTTAATGCAACATTAAGACAAACATTGCAGTACCTTTCAGAAGCAAGAAGACCTTTTAAATTCAATACAAGAGATGGAGAGACTATTCCGTGTTTCATAAAAAGTTATAACTTGAAAACAGAAGCACAGAATTCAAACTTTGTTGAGTTGGACTTAGAGTTGCAGGAGTTTAGGTTCTTGGCTCTTACAGGTGATGCGAACGGGAATCAAACTTATGCAGGTGGTGTAGATACAATTTACAGTACAGCAAAACTTGGTCGTTCTGCATTGCGTGCACTTTCTTTTTAAGGAGTAAATATGACAGATTTATCAGACTACACACCTTTACAGCAAAAGGTTATAAAAGAAATCGTAGAATTTGATAATGGCTTCCACAGTTCTTACCTCATTGCAGACACACCTTTTTACGAAATGCTTGAAGAGACTGATAACGGAATCATCTCAACAAAAAAGAATGTGTCCGCATCATTGAGCACAGGAAGTACAGAGTATGAACTTCAACTGTTTTATTCAGAAGAACAGAGTTGTTGGTTTTATTCTTTGACATACTTGGGCGAAGAGGTTCGTGGTGTAGTTCACTATAATACAGTTTTCAATGCTATGGGAGAAATTGCATTTGTTATATTAAATGACAATGTGAATGACACAGACTTGTCTATGTCTTTGCCATACTCAAACATTCTTATCTTGAGGAAGTAATATGGATTTTCAGTTAGCAAAAGAGGTTGGTTACTACTTCGACCGATGTATTGACTTGACTTTCTATGACACTGACATGAATTACATAGGAAAGTTGAAAACACCCGAGCGAGGTATGAAACCGACAATCACAATAAAAGGTATTCTCATTGAAGGTGGCTATGCCATAGACTCGTATATTTCAATTCAGAACATGGCTTTCGACGTTGACGTTGCTTATGTAGGTTACATCAAGGCAAAGATGTATTATTCGGGATTGACAGAGACTGTCATATCAACAGTTGTAAACCGAAAACTCAAGCAGGGTCATACAATTCTTTATCGTGTTTTATATGCTGACCAAGAGAAAGAGCCACCAAACAGATGTGTAAGATTTCAGTGTGTTGTAGCATCTAAAGATATGTCTATGTACAATACAGATATGTACGTTTCCGGTGGTTCTGTGAACTACCTCATGGAAGGGCTTGATGCAAATGACTTTATCATGCCTCAAAAAGATAAGACAGGAGCAGAAGTTCCTTTAAAGAAACTGTGCGAAGAGATTATATCTGTATACAACAAAGGTGTTTCTATCAATACAAAGGCAGGTACTAATGCAGATTTTTACAACAGTCTTAAAATATCTTTATTGGAAATAGACGAGCCACTTGAAAATCTTAAAGTAGAACTCCCTTCGGGCGGTTACAAACTTGGAGATTTTATAAGAATGCTCAACAGCAACGCAACAGAAACAAACAATGGATTCTCTTACAGTAAGTTCAAGATTGTAATAGATAGAGGTTCTATGAGAGTGTCAACTCCCGTACCTAACGATTGGATTGACGTTGCAAAGTCAAAAGGTTACTCTGACGAAAATCTTGACAAGTTCTACGAAGATAACTACACAAGTGTAAAAACAAAAACTTACAGCGTTGCAGGTGGTGCTCTCATTAATGAAAAAGAATCTCCCGTAGTGCCGTTAAACTTTGTAAAAAGTGCAACACGAAGTGAATGTGTTATCTATGTAGAAACCTTGTTTGATGATAGAATAACACCGGGGTGTCACGTTGCCATTAAGAGCAATGCAATTATGGGTAAGAAATTTGGTTCTTCAAAACGTGCAAGCGGTGGAAGCCGAATAATTCATTACTTTAACGAAGACAAACCCGTTGTGTTCAGAAACACAGGAAAGATAGAATATCTGTTTTCTACTACAGAAGACAGTTATATGAAGTTACAAGGACCGGTTAACAACAGCGCAGAAATGCAGAATTGGTCAAAGAATTGGAGCGATATATATGAATGAGAGTGCAGTAAAAGACTTAGCCAATCAGCAGATGCCATTGTCTACTGCTTTGAGAGGCTTTATCAATACAACAAACTACATAAACATTGGAACTATCACAAGAGTGCATAGTGAGAACTATGTTGATGTAAGCCTTTATTACACTAGCAACTCGGGAAGAAAGGTTATTATACAGGCAGTAAGGCTTCTTCACTTGGGAACAACAAAGTTTAAACTTCTTGTAACTCCTGCCGTTGGTGATAACGTATTGTTATTATGTCCCAAGGATTTTATAAAAAAATTAGAGTACCAAAGAATACCGATGAAAAGTAACACAAGTTACCTGCCTTACGGAAACTTAAATATGTGCGGTCTCCTTATAAAAGATGAGGGGGATGCTAATGTAAAAACAACTATTACAATTAATGAAAATGGCGAGGTATCTGTAACTACTAGCGGTGCAATTTCAGTCAACTCTGATGAAACAATATCGTTTGACGGAGACAGTTTTGGTGGATTGTGTAAGACACAGGAACTGAAATCTCAATTAGATGTTTTGTCTGCAAGACTAGACAACGTTGTTGACGCTCTTAAAAACTCTCCAACAGTGGCAGAAGATGGTGGTGCATCTTATAAGGCGGGCATAGGTACAATAATAGACACATATATGTCATTAAATCCGAAAGAAGATTTTTCTCAAATAGAAAGCGATAAAGTCAAGCACGGAGATGGTTCTTCTTCTTGACGAAAACTCTATAACATAGGAATATTGGTGTATGGATTTTGCTATGACAAACATAGACACAGAGGTTGACAGACTTGCTCTGTGGGATTTTAAAGTAACAAATGGTATTCTCCAAACTGTAGACCACAATGAGGCTACTGAACAGCGTGCCTTTATTGCGACGTATTTACAGCGTGGAACTATACCTCAGTCTCCTGTTTCGGGAAATCAATGGGTTGAACTTATGACGAATCAGATTTCACCACAGGCTTTAAATGCACAAATAAGACAGTCTATCATAGATTACACAGGCGGAGTCTCGTATCTTCCAAGGTACAAAGATGTTGACGGAAAGGTTGTTGTGGAGGTAACAAAAGTATAATGGACATTGTAAAGGAAATTGACACACCGTATAATAATGCGGTTGCAATATTTAACAGAACAAATGAACTTCTCAATGAGAATAACATAATGGATTCAACGGGCACTGAAATTGCTCAGCTGGAACAGAATATAGCAAATCCTGCTTGGCTGTTTGCTTTGGCTTGTGGAAACCTTCATACATCATGGCAGGAAAAAATTGCCAAGGCTTATTCTGCACTTGACCCTCAGAACTGTGAAGATGACCAAGTTTTGGTTCTTGCTTCACTTGCGGGAATCAAACGAGGAAACGGAACTCCTACTCACATTACTGCTCTAATTATCAATACAAGTCAGACTAGTATTGAAGTTCCTATTGGAACAACATTTACAGAAACATATGCTAATCAAACTTGGGTTATGAATAAAACTGTAACACTCACAGGCGGTGGACAGCAGTATGTTACTTTATTTACAACAACAGACGGAGAGTTTAATGTACCTTCGGGAATAAGTTTTAATTATAGCGGAAGCCTTTCTATCATTTGTGAATCTTCTTCAAACAGTTCGGGTGGTTCTAACATTGAATCTATTTCTAGTTTAAGAAATAGGATTTCACAGGGAGAGGATACAGCAAATTTTATCACGCAGACTAAAACTGCTATTGAACTTTTGAGTGGGATTGAATCATGCTCTATATGGTTTAATACAAGTTCTGAAAATGATATGACAATTGGACAGGGTACATCAAGCCGTGTGCGTGTAACAATCACAAATACAAGTGCAGAAGGGATTACTGTGCCAGCAGGTACGGTTTTTGTAGATAATTCTCAAAACAAGAGTTGGACTACAAAAACTAAATTGGTTGTAAGAGGAAATAGTCACAAAAATACAACTTTATACTCTGTACTAGGAGAAAGCATTGAGATTGCAAGCGGAACAACATTTTCTTATTCGGGAACACTGCCGATAACTTGTGTCGCTTCTTCTCCTAGTATTACAGGAGATATTACAATTTCTCCAAGAACTGCGTATATGTCGATTAAAGGGTTCGATTATTCGGGAAAGGTTGCGGAGACTTATTATTCTTACATGAACGTTCCCGCATTAGTTGGCGAACAGCAGGAGAGTTATCTTCTTGGACAACAGCCATTGACGGTAAACTTTGACTATTCAGAAGAGGTCACAGTAAAGATTTATGTAACAATGAAAGCATCTGATATGGCAGTAGGTGCTGTCGGTGCTGTAAAAAATGCAATTGTTGCTCACAGTGGAACTCTTGCCTGTGGAGAAGACGTTACATCACAGATGGTTTCTGAATGGGTTCAAAACCTTGGGTACGGAACAATAATTGACTGTAGCGTTGGAACAGCAACAGGTATGATAAGCAACATCAGTCCTACAGAATACTGTGTGTTCGATAGCGATAATATATTCGTATCAACATTGTAAGAGGTGGAAAGAAAATGGCATTATCAATTGATGTGCAAAAAGACAAATTCCCATATCTTGCTAGACAAATATGCGGTGACATAGCAACTGCGTTCGGATACGGAATTGACCACGTTTACGAAGTTGACGAACCTTTTATTAATATGTTGACACACTTTAGTATTGACAACCTCTATGGAAAATGGCTTGATGCACTTGGTATTATCCTTGGGCTTCCACGACCATATACAACAAACCCGTTTGCTACTAATTCATTTGAGTTTGACAACACTGACTTTATGCTTGATGGAAAACTTCACGGCTTTTCAACGACAACCCCAATTACAATTGACGGTGTTGTTTATGACAGAAGTAATGGCGGTCTTATTGATAATCTGTATCGCTCGACAGATGAAATCCCAATTAGAGACGAGGTTTACAAGAAATACCTATACGCAACATCTCTTCTTAAGAAAACTCACTCAATAAAAAACATTGCAGATGTTCTTGAATTGTTTATTGATTCTACACGATATGCAATCATATTTAAAAACGATGCAGGCTTTGTACAAGATATTCTTATTGTTATGTCAGCAACTTCCGCTGATTACAAAGATGCTTTACAAATGGCTTTTGATAAGATTTTTACAATACCACCATTTGTTACAATTGATGTATCACTAGACTTTGACAACGTTTACACCGTTCCAATAATAGAAGGGATTATCGAGGATATTACGGGTTCAAGCAGTGGATTTACAGTTGTATACAGTATTGAAAATACAAAGGCGGTATTTACGATTACTCTTGACAGTTCACTTGCGGAATATGAAAATGAAGTAAAACTTGCAGTTGAAGCACATTTTGCAGGAACTAACGATGTAGTTATCGTAGTACAAGTGGAATAGTTATAGACAGATTTTATTCTTGCCTATAAAATAAAAACAAAAGGGGGTATTATATGTCTAAGAAAACTTTTAATCTTGTAGTAGGTATCACAGGTGGTATTGCAACTATCGCTAGTGCTATTGTTGCTTTCCTCGACCCTGCATACGAATCTGCAATCATTGCTTCAATTGGTGTTGTTGAAACAGCAGTTGTTGAGATTTGTACAAAGTTTGTAAAGGAGAAATAAATGGCTACAATTACTTCTCTTAATCAGTATAAAGCAAGTTATGCTGACTCAACAGATTTGACAGTGGCGGCTGAGACACTTGCTGACGCAATTGTTGCATTGGCAGAAGCAAAACCGGGAGAGCCAAGTTTAATTCAGAGAACAGTTACAGGAGTCAAGGTTGCAATCCCTGCTCCTGCTATTGCAATTAAAACTACAGTTACCGGTTCGGGTGCAGTTTCAGCAGGATGTAAGGCAACACCTTACAACATTGACTCTGTTGAAAATGGTGACAAAGTTTGGTTCACGGCAATTGCAGTTGACGGATTCACTTTCAGCGGATGGTATCTCGGAGACGAGTTACAGTCTACAGACGAAAGTTATGAAGCAACAATTGCTTATGCAGGAACTACACCTACTACACTTGAATACGAGGCTCGCTTCGTAGTTGTGTAAAAAGATGCGGGATTTTATCCCGCTTTCTTAATTTTTATTTTGGGATAGCAAAATGGAAGAAGAGGACAAGAAGGACAAGAAGACGCTTTCGAGAAAGTGGATTGTTACAATATGGGCTTTGACAGTAGGTACTGTTATTGTTGGCATTTCGGGATTCTGTGTAATTGCCGAAAGAGATATCCCCGATGGCTTTATCGGTCTCGCAACTTTGTTATTCACCACGGGTATAGCCTATATAGGTGGTAACGTATGGCAGAAGCAGATTTATGCGAAGGAAGAGCAATAATGAACGAAGAGACCATAGACTATCGTTTAACACAAATCGAGAAGAAATTGGACACCGTTACAGATTTACTACTACAGACACAAGCCCAAGAGATGCGATTATCCGCTCTTGAAAAACAAAACATCGACCTTAAGGACGAAATTGAAGACATAAAAACTCAGAAATCTAAAAATATTGACCGTTGGTTAAATCCTTTAATATCAACGGTTGTTTCTATAATTGTTGCTTTTATTGCAATTAAAGTTGGTTTGAAATAAAATACATCAAAGGAGATATATATGCTTAGTTCATCAGAATTTAATAGTGCAGTTCCTCAGTTTACAAACGGAAATTATGCAAACAATCCGATTGACCCTTCATTTGTCGAAGAGCCAAGTATGTCAGATTACAACAGGGGTGTTGAGCCTTTGGAAACTCTTCCTGCTCAGTGGTGGAACTGGCTTTGCAATCAGTTTACTTCACGATTCAATAAACTTAATCTTTATGTAAAGAACATCTTTGATGAACTTACTCAGTTATTCTCTTTGGTAAATGTAACGCCGGATGGTACAGAAGGTTCTGTAACAACAGGTCAGTTAAAAAATATTTTCAAAGAACTTTATCCTACTTATGTAAGTGATAAACTTAATCTTGGTACTACTTATGTACCACAGACAAGAGAAATAAACGGACACGCACTTACCGGAAATGTTACTGTAACAAAAAGTGACGTTGGACTTGGTAATGTAGTAAATACAGGTGACTCAGCAACTCCTGTAAGCGGTGGAACAACCAAGTTTACTACAGGCGGTGCTTATACTGAACTCAACAAAAAGGCAGATAAAACACAACTTGCGGACTATCAGCCAAACAACTTTCTTAATCTGTCTTCTAATGACGCAAATGATATTGATACAGGAATAAAGTGTTATCGTGTTCCAGCAGACTGTGCAAATACCCCTATGGCTAAAACTGGAATAATTAATAGTTATAAATACGTAAGTGGTCAATATATAAGGATTGCACAGGAGTATACTCGAAACGATGACGAAGTAAATAGTGGGGAAAGATATCTTCGTTGGGGAATGTCAAATAATAATGGAACTACATATACTTGGTCTAATTGGCAACAGATTGCCGACAATGCCACCTTCGCTCCTGATTTCTCTGCTTCCACAGCCTATGCTGTAGGTGATTATGTTATCTATAATGGAGACCTTTACCGCTGTACTGTAGCCCATTCAGCAGGTGCATGGAAATCTTCTCACTTTACTGTTGTTACTGTTGGCAGTGAACTTGAAACTAAGGCAGATAAGACCTCTCTTGCACTCCCCACAGACGCAGTATTGCATTATTCATTTGATGATGTACCTGACTATCCAGATGGAACAGCAGATGTTAGGTTATTGAATAATAACACTTATGATATACAGAGCACAGTCTATAAATTTATTTCTGATAATGGTGGAACTTTAGCAAACAGTAATGGTAATATATTGATTACAGGAAATGGAGCTTACAGCGGAGCGAGAATTACAGGCTCTAATTTACTGAATAAATTAATTAAGATTAGTATTAACTTAACAGAAGTCACAGGGGATGTAAGAATAGGCTCTTACACCACTACGTCATGTATATTAGATAAAACAGGCAGATATGATATTGTCTTATTATATGATTATACAGGAACATATAATAATTTATACTTTCTTACAAATGGTACTTTTACAGCAACCATTGAGAAAATCTATATTGGTGACGGAAGTTACTCCACACCAATTATCGACAACGCTAACGGACAGTACAACGCAACTAATAACGGTGGAATTGCGGTAAATGGTGTCTGCGGAAAAGGTGCTTATTTCTTACAGGGGAAATATGCTTCACTAGGAAGTTTATATAAACTGAATGACAATTTTTCTGTTTCTCTTTGGGTTAATCCTGACAATACCACAAGTGGCTTAAATGGAAATCTTTTATTAAAGTGGAATTATTTTATCTTACGTAATGGTGATACAGGAAGTGCCTCTGTCAGAGTTTATCTTTATTTCTCCGATGGTACAAATATAACAAAAAACATTTACAATAGTTTATTACCTGCAAAAACTTGGAGTCATTTAGTTGTTACTAGAGATGGAACACAATTGAAAGGTTATCTTAATGGTTCTCTCGTTATGTCAGAAACGATAAGTAACCTTTCATTCTCTTCTACAGCACAAAGTGAAATGACTTTGGGGAGCAATGTAAACAATCGTCCTCAGTCCATTGATGACCTTCTCATATTCAATCGTGCTCTCTTAGCAGACGAGGTGCAGGCACTGTATCTGAACAAAGCAAATACTCCGAAGCTCTATGACATTAACAATTACAATATTGATAATGCAACTCCTGTTCCCGAACAGAACAGCAACAAACTCTTTTCCGCAGGCGGTGCTTTTGATTTCTTCGGTGGAAACACAAAGGCAAACTCTTGGCTTGGTAAAGTATTTTATTGGGCTTTGGGAAGAAAATGGTCAGAAGGGCTGACTAATACAGGCGTTGGATTTAATACGGTTTACTATGCCAATGGATTATGGCATGGCTGTGCAACAAGCTCTAACGGACTTTGGTGGTCTGACAATGGAAAGGATTGGAATGCAATATCAGTTTCAGCGTGTAGAGACGTTTACTATGCAAATGGTATGTGGGTAGCAGGTGGTGCAAAAGTTTATTGGTCTATCGACGGTAAGACTTGGACACGAGGCACAGGTCTTGCGAATAATTCTATCATAACACACGTTAGATATGCTAATGGAATATGGGTGGCAGTATTACAGGCTATTGGTTTGGTATGGTCTATTGACGGCAAAGCATGGTCAGAAGCAGAAGGCGCAACTGCTTCTGCCGAAAGTCCTATGGACTACACCTTTGGTTCATTATATTATGCAAACGGAATATGGGTAGCAGGTGGAAGTCATGGACTTTGGTTCTCAGGGGACGGCAACGCTTGGACTCAAGGGTCGGGTGCGCCTACAGGGTATACTTTTAAATCAATATGTTATGATGAATTTGACGGTTTATGGGTAGCCGTAAGCAATGGTAAAGGGGCATATTGGTCTAATGACGGTATACATTGGACAGCAGGCTCAGCTAATCAGACTGACGCTCAGTTCCAATCAGTTACAAATAACGCTGATGGATTATGGGTAGCCGTAAGTCAAGGTGGGGCTTCTTACAAAGGTATATGGTGGTCTGAAGACGGTAAGACTTGGACTCATGTAACAGGAGCAACATCAAATATTGCTTTTTGGTTAATTTATTATGCAAACGGAACATGGGTAGCAGGTGGAAATTCATGTGGTCTTTGGTGGTCTAAAGATGGAAAAAGATGGCTTAAAGGAACAAGTGAATCAAGTCTGTTTGATACTATGAACTTTGACTCATCATGCTGTGCTGACGGAATATGGTTAGCAGGTGGTACAACTTTACATGGTGCTTACTACTCAGACTACTCAAATGCAGACATTCAGTAAATAATCTTCTTGCAAATAAACCCTCTTAGTTTTACACTGAGAGGGTAACTAAAATAAAAGGAGCGGTGTATGACAAATCTTATTTGTATCTTATGCGCAGTAAATGCAGTTATGTTTGTTGCATTGGTTGTGCTTGTAAAACTAAAGAACAAGTACAAGAGTAAGTACGAACTTGAACACACAAAGCTTGTAGGGCTTGAGTCAGAATATTCGCACTTGATTGAGGCATACAACATTAGAAAAAACAACAAGGAGAAAGCCGATGAAAAAATTGATGCCTTGCATGATGGCACTTTGTCTGCTGATGATATCCTGCCAAAGCGCAAGAGTTGAGTACAAGTATATTGTTCCCGACGTGGACTTCCCGAAGTTTCCAATATTGGACAGGGAAGTTCACGCTGATGGTTCTTGGACACTTCCAAAAGATTCTGTAGACCTTCTTGCGGAATATTACGTCAGAATCATGGAAACCGAAAAAGATTACAAAGATATCAAACGTTTGCTAGAAAAAGGAGAAGAACAGTGAAACTTACAAAAATCCCCGCAGTGCAGGACTTGGCTTGGTGTCTCGGTTCGGATGGGTGCTATCTGTTAAATCTTATGATTATAGCAGAAAAAATAACCGGAAAAGACATTGATGTTATCAAAACTACTAAAAAACTTATAGACTTAGGTCTCGTTGATTATGATTGGAAACGTCCAAAAGCATACAAGAATATGATGTACGTTTTGGACGCTGATAAAGTTCTCAAGGCTCTTGGCTGTAAAGAACATATTAAAAAAGTAGACGAGTTACCGAAGGGATACAAAGGATACTACATTGTGCGTTACACACTTGAAGGTGCAACTCATTTTGTTCTCCCAGACTATAACTCTCTCACCTATTCACGCTGTGTAGCGGAAGGACGTATCTCTAAGTATTATCTTGTGACACAGTAAGGTATTCATTATAGTGTTTGGTATTGCCTTTTTTGGCAAACCATTCACGATACTTTTCATAATTAAACTTAGAATAATATAAAGTGTCAAGACAATTCGGCTCTTCTACAGAAGGGTTTGTAAGTTGAAAAACTACAAGCCCTCTTTTTGCTCTAGTGATTCCCGTGTAGACAATTTTCCAATAATCTTCCCAACGCTCTGTTTTAGTTCCAAAATCTGTAAATTCATCCACACTCCCACAAGAAACATTATACAGAACTATATCTGCTTCCTGCCCTTTTGCTTGATGAACTGTCGAGAATATCAAAGGGTTTCTTTCGCCACCTCTATAAAACTCTCTTTTTCTTCCTGCGAAAAAATGATGAGGATAATTCTGATATGCTCCAAGCAACTTCTTTCTTGTCAAGTCAAGTTGATAATAAGTATTTGCAAGAATCATAACTTTATATCCGTGTCTTCTTGAATAATTTATTGCTGACAAAAGCGGAAATATGTTTTTATCGGGATAGAATACAGCAAAGCAGTCACGCATATTCACAGGTGAAGGTAGTGGAATGCTTCTCTCCATTCTATTTGCAATCAACTGTGCCATATTCAAAACAGGTTCGCAACATCTATGACCTTCTTCAAGAATGACAGTTTCATCACACCGTATGTCGTACATATAATTTGAAAGCCCACCGGAGAATCTGTACAAGGATTGCATAGGGTCACCCCCAACGTACATCTCTTCTACGTCTTTGAAGGCTGAGTATATTGCTCTCCACTGTAAAGGAGAGAAGTCTTGTGCTTCGTCAAGAATAAGAACTTTTGCGGGGTTTTTATAGTTTGTATTTATTGCATTCTCAATCATATCAGAGAAGTCAATCATCTGTTCATAATTTGAAAGACCACTCTTGACAGATTCATAAAAGAACTTTTTCTTCTGAAAACTTCTAACATCCATTCCCGCCTTGTTTGCTCCAACTGCGTCGTTGTCAGTCATAACGTTTTTCATGTAATTAATTCCACGAATAACAGGGAGCATATCAACATCCAAGAACTTAGACATTTTAAAACCTATCACATCATCAAGGACTTGATAGTCTCTTGTGTATGATTTTTTAGACATAGCGTGAACAGTTTGGAAAGACGTAAGGTTTTTCATAGGTATTCGCACCTTGCTCTTCACCTTGCGCTTTCCATGAGTAACTTGTCTTTTTGTATAAGAGAGAAAGACAATATCACTAGGCTTGTATTTCTGTAATAACTCAGAATACTTATTTGCAAGCCAAGTAGTCTTGCCACAGCCCGGTCCACCGAAGATTACTGTTATTTTCATACCTCGAATACCCACACAAGAATTGCAGACCCTTGTTTTCCATTTTCGTACACCTGTCTATAAGCCCGACGACCGCCCACTTCTTGTAAGATTTCTACAAGTTTGGCACTCATACGGTATTTATTACAGCCGAAATGAACATTGATAAGTTCGGACGGAACAATAAGAATCTTGTGTCTCTGATAGTAATAAGGCTCGCCTCTGTTATATGCTTCTGTAAATGAGCGAGTTCCACTGTACATTTTCTTGAAAGCCTCAACCGCTTCTAATACGTTTTCCTTTGTAATATCCATATTATTCTCCTTTTGTTTATTTTGCATTTGCCTCTGTATCCAAGAAGGTTACTGCATCTGACAATATTTCGTCTTTGGTTTCTTGTGGAATATCAGATTGTTCTGTATCTTCACCAAGCAAGAACGCACGAAAGTTTGCTTCCCACATAGTCCCACGACTTATATCCAACATATACTTTTTCCAAGTATCTACATCTCTAAATAAGAACTGACTTCTTGCGTGTAACAACGAACATTTTATTCCGTCTATTACAGTGTTCTTTACTTTAAATCCAAGGTGCTTCATAACTGAATAGAACTCACTCATACTGTCTATTCTCAAATCAGAATATCTTCCGGTTATGTAAGAACAGAAAGCAGAAGCGTGAACTACAAAGTTTGATGTAGCAGGGTTTAGGTAAATAAAGCCTTGCATTAAGCGTTCGTATTCAAAATAAGACGACACAAGCACACGGTCTTTCAAATCTTCAATGATAATCTTATTCAGACTGTCAATTGTCAGTTTTGAATTATCAGCTTCTCCGATTACACGCATATTGGAAAGTGCTTTATTTATGATACGCAACCAAGTATTGCCCTTTAATTTCCTCGGTAACACGCCTAGGCTTCGCATACAGAGCCTCAAGAACCTGTCTTGGTGAATTATGTCAACCTCGTTGTCAAAACGCATTGTAGAGCCGTTTACAGCCCATTTGTAAAAAACGGGTTCTTCTGTGTATTGCACAAGTTCACCGAAGGAAAGTTGCGAAACCTCGTTGCTTGTAATTCCAAACTTTCTGCCTGCACACTTGTCCTTGTTACACCATTCACAATTACAGTTAAGCGGAGCAGTATTCTTCTTCCACCATTCTGCTTTTTCTGTATCTTCAATCGGCAACCCCTTTGCATCGAGGTAAACGTCAGCGAAATCGGGCAACTTGTTGTTTACCAAAAAGTAAGATTGAACACAGAAAGGAGCATCTGAATACGGAAGTGACTTTTCCCAAAGGTCGATTGCCTTGATAGTTGTAACCTTTTTCTGACAGAATTGCAAAGCGTCTTCTAAAAACTTGAATTCGTTTCCGTTGTCATCAATCGGAGCGAAGTTCATTCCCGCAAAGAAAAACGGAAGTTCATAGAACATCGGCTTTGTGATTTTGAGATTGTAATAATCTGCAACACGTTTCAACTGACAGTACACATCAGAATAAAGTTCCTTAATAAACAGCGCAACGTATTTTATATGTCCTCTTCTGAACTCCACCAACGGAGTATCTTTTGGAAGTTTCCCCGAAATTAAAGGTGCTATTGCAAACCTTGTATTTTCTGTAGAGACTTCCAACCTTCCACTACCCGACAAATGATTAGAGTAATCTGACGAAAGGGGAACTCCTGCCTGTATATGTCCGTCTACTCTGTAACCATTTCCCGTAGACATAAACAGGTTTCGGAAATTATCTAAAACTGTGTATGTCATACACTAAACCCCATTAAAGTGTAACCACCAATAAAAACAAAGAGACTTACCACGTCAAAAGAAAGACCTATAACGAAACAAAAAAGCCCCTCAAATGGCTCTCTGCCCAACAAACAAGAAACAGCCTCTTTATGCAAAGATAAAGATGCTAAAAATACGACTAAACTTATACCAAAAAGTAAAAATCCAATGCAATGTTTTGCTAACTCAATCATAAATCAACTCCATCTTTCATAACCAATGCTATACTTTCCTCAATATCCGAGAAAGCCTTTTGCCATTCGGCAAGTTCTTCCTCGGACATTGGGATTCCCTTATGTGTCATACACACAGACATATTGCCCCACTACCACTTCTTTACAATTTTTACTTCAACACCAAATTGATAGTACATCAACTTTTGTTTCAGCCGAAAGATTGGTAATATTATTCCTTTAACATCTTCGACAATATGTTCGCCTGTTGCTACAACATCATATTCAAAATCGCTAAGATATTTTACCTCTCTGAATAAACACTTTCCGTCTTTGTACTGAGCAGGTATCAGTGTGTATGGCACTTGACGTACAAGATTTGCAATCTCTCCGCTCTGCTCAAGGGTCTTTAGATAAACATAACGCTTATACTCAAGACCGCTATCAAACTTACCGTCAGCACTATCTATCCTTGTCGAGTGATATTTACTCGCACCCATAAATCGCTGTCTTCTCATAGGCTTTCCTTAAGCAAAAATTTTCAAAAAGAAGAACACAGTAAGTTTAAGAACCCAAGGGCTTAAACAACCAAGCAGAATTGCAACAGCAATTTTTGAAAACAAAGTGCCCGAAAATTTCTTAGAAAAACATCCGTAAATACTCATTACAAAACTGATAATAGCAACTGCGAAAGCACAGCCCGACAACACAGTTGCGCAGGCATAGCAAATAAGATTTAAAATTTCCATAAAAACTCCTTATTGTTTATCTACAAGCCGAAGTGGTCGCAGATGAAACATACGACAGAAACAAAAACTACGAATACAGTCACAAAAATAGTGAGTTGCCAATCTACGTCAACCCAACTTTTTTTGTACTTGTTTTTACCAACTCTCTTATATTTCATTTTTCACCACCTCAAACATATTACACCATTACACCATTATCGTCAAGTCTTAAAACTTTAATACCAACATTTGTTGCTATGAAATGTTCAAGGCTTGCTCCGTCACTACTTTCCCAGCCTTCAAGAAGGTAAATGTAATCGCAGTCCATAAGAAGTTTAATATCAAACTTCATATAGTCTTCCCACTTCCAATTGGGATTCTGTGGGTATGACACAGGGTTAACTACATCGTACCCCAATCCCGTCAGATACAGTTCTGCTGAGTTGAAATTGTTTTTATATACCTTCTCTGACAGCCCCGAAATCCTTCCCGAAATATAAACCTTTGGTTTCTTATCTCGAACAAAGTTATACTTACCTTCTTTTGCTACAACAGGGAGTCCGCAAGCAACACGCAGTCTTGTCATAAAATAATCATAAATTGTCATAAGTGGTTCTGAAATATCCACTCCTTCATAATTAAGAGTATTATTTATGCAATTGCGTATTACACTCAAGTCGCAGTTGTCTAGCAAGATTTCATGTATCATTCTCTGCTTTGCCATTTTTTCTTCGTTTGTCATAATTCCCCCTTGAGCCATTTAAGCCACTCTTCTCCATATTGTTCTTTTATCATTTGAAATGCTCTTTCGTCTCCTTCGTCTTCTGAGATGATACAGAACCTTTCAAACACTTCATAGCCATCTATCATTTACAATCCTCTTTATACTGTCTGATAATACTGTCAGAAAGTTTTGTAACTCCTTCGTGACAACTTTTTAATTCGGGACACTTGCCATTGTGCCACCAACAGCTAGGGCGACAGCAATATCCAACCGCCTGCAAGAATGGATGTTTCTTATCTGCTTTAAGTGTTTCCACCATTTCCCACATAAAATCTCTTGTGCGTTTCTCAGTCTTTTCACACAGTCTCTGCTTTGCCATTTCGACAAAACTCTCTGCGGTGTGGTCTTGCATAAAAAGTTTATCTTCGTATGGGTCAGACGAACGTTCTTTGCCTGTCCAATCGGGTCTCGATGATTCACACTCCGGCTGGGGGTGTCCTTTTGTTGCTCTAATAATCTGCATAATCACAGACTTTGGTCTTGTGTCTACAAGTCTGAAATGCACAGAACGCAAGGTAGAATGGTTGGCAACAATCTGCTTTATCCAATACGCAGTCATATCATTGTCTTTTGGAGTAAAGAAAGTGTTCTGCAACTCCAAGTCAATACCTTGTGTAATCTTACACGCTTCTCTGTAATCATACAGAGGGTCTCTGTTCAAAACTCTAAATCTCATATTTGCTCCGTCAATTAAAAAGTTCCATTTGTACAGACTTAGACAATCTGTCGCTTGCTACTTCAAAATAATGTTTGTCTAACTCAATTCCTATAAATCTTCTTTGTAAAATCTTACACGCAACTCCGGTTGTACCACTCCCCATAAAACAGTCTAGCACTAAATCACCTTCATTGGTAAGTATTTTTACTAATTTTAATATAACATTTACGTCTTTCATTGTAGGATGTAACTCACTGCTTTGAACAGTAGCGGGTATACAACACTTTTCAAAAACGTCTTGTCTATTAAATGTCCAACCGGTCGGGTTACCATTTGAGTTCTTTACACCCCAAAGAGCGAACTCTACGTCATTTACAAACAGTCTGTCACGATTAAATGGTGCGGGGTTAGACTTGTTTAATACAAGACAACGCTTAATGAATATGTTATTCCGTTCACATACGTGCTTAATATCACCCAAGTTTTCCCACGCATTGAAAATGACTATATTGCCATTCTCTTTTAATAAAGGTGAAGCATAGGATATAAACTCTGTTATATCAAAACCTTTGTCCCATTCACCAAAATCCATTCCGTTTCTTGAACCACTTGCCATTGTAGAGAAGTTTGTTTCTCTTGATATGTTGTAAGGCGGGTCTGTAATTATACAGTCTACCCCCCCCTGTGTGTATCACACAGACTACCAAGAACTTCAATACAGTCTCCGTTATATAAATCTATGTCTTTCATTTTTCTCCACTTTCTGTACCTTCATAACCATATTGTAAAATATAAACATCCTGCTCAAGCAGTCTGATTCGCTTTTCATACTCGGTTTCTTTTTCAAGTCTCTGATACTTTTCTAACTTCAAAAGTTCTTCAACTTCTTTACACCGAGAATTAACATCTACATCTAATGCTATAAGCATAAGTATCAGTATCAGATACAAAAACAACAACGCCTTTTTCATTTATTCACTCTCCTTTGGAAGTACAATTTTTTTCCAAGCGTAAGGCTTCTTTACTTGACAACATTTACTGTCGTGATAAATGTTATCCCAATACCAAGCAACATATATCTTTCCACCTCTGACACAAAGCAGTGGCACATCTTCGGGCAGTGTTTCGTCTTTCACATAATGCCATTCATTAGCCTTGTTATAGCCGAACTCTGCACCTTGTTGAAAAGACCTTTCGGCTATAGTTTCCCAAGTATCAACATCTTCATCCCAAGCCATAATACTTGCGTGTAAGTTTGCTTCTTTCTCAAACATAGTTACTCCTTTATTCTCTTACAAAATCAATAAAACAGATTGCCCACATATAGACACCCAATACAATTACAATGACTGGAAATAAAACAACCAAAAGAACTGCATATAATATCCTTAACATTTTTCCACCTCGCTTGTAAGAACTATATATCCACAATATTCACAAACATAATAATAGCAGAATCCCCATAATCGTTTTTTCATTCTTTTATTGCATTTAGGACAGTGCATTATTCACCTCGCTATTTAAAAACTTCTGTGATTTAATTCTGAGTTCTTTACTTTTATTTCCGAGATAGAGATAATCAGCACCACGACAAAAACTATCTTCCCATTCTGAAATTATTTCCTTTGCTTTGGTAAGTTGTATAGTCTGCAAAGTTCTTGCATAACTTTCATCATTTGCTTTCTGTACTTGTTCTTGCCATTCGTCTTTCCAATTCTTGAGTTCTTCTTGCAGTTCTTTTGTTGCTTCATTGATAATGCCGTTTAATGCACTTTCAGTGAGTGTACAAACTTTGCCGAAGTCCTTGCCCTTTTGCCATACTATTTTTGACTTAAGTTCTTCTGTCATTTTTCCACCTCGCTATCTTTCTTAATTATTCCACTACCCAAACAAACAGGACATTGAGTAAGTCCTTTTATTCCTTCTCCCATTGGCACAAAGCCACGACCTTTACAATTCTTACATTTCTTTTCCTTGATGTTTTTCATTTTGTTTCTCCTAAATTAAGTTTCCAAGTTTCATAAACGTTAAATCTGAAAAATCCTTTGCCACACTTATTGCAGATTTTGTCTTTGTCTTGATAACCATAAAGTGAGATAAATCCGCAATACTCACACTTTACAGTTCCTTTATAACTTATGTATGTCATTTCTCCACCTCGCTATCTTTAATAAATTGCTCTGCTTTTTCGCAAAGTTCCTTCCAGACATCTTTGCAGTCCCATAGATTCTGAACGTACTCAACATCATTATTAACAATCGCTAGGAACGTTTTAATTATTTCTTTGGCTTCCGCAAGTATCGGAATGTTTTCACGCAATTTATTATTATCTTCATCAGATTCGTGATACATTTCCTTTAGTTCTGCGTTTTCTTTTTCGAGTTCTGCAATTCGCTTTTCTCTTGGCTCTGCACCTGCAAGATAGACTTCGATTAAATCATCTTTAATATCGTCATTATATACATTACACTCCGTATCATAAAAATCGTAAGGAGTCCAATTTTTAGAAAGCCATTCTTCTACTTCTTTTTCATGTTCTTCTTTAGTCATTTTTTTATCTCCTTAATTCTTCTAGCAACGCTTTATAAACTCTTTTATTCTGTTTTCTACATTTTCGTTGTCTAAAAACTTTACCAACAAAATCGTGGTATTTATCACAAAACACAAAAGACATACATAATTCTCTGTCAGTTGAAACACTACACTTTCTGCAACCTATACAATACCTGTGTAACATCCTCATTTTTATTTATCTCCTTATCCTATAAATCCGCTTTCAAGCCTATACCCATAAAGTTTATGAGCATAAAATAATTTATTTCCACTTCTGAAAGATAGGCAGAAACAATCTTGTTTTCTCTCGTAACCTTCAACGTGCTCCTTACAATGTTCTACAAGTATTATGTCGCCTGCGTTTCCGAAGTCTTGAAGGTCTATGCCCTGTAATTTTTTATAAACAATTAAATGGGTCATAATTTTACTCCTTAAAACAAACTTGGAAAGATATGAACTTCCAAACCCCATATCTTGCATAAGATAATCTCAAACAAGATTATCAACAAAATAGTTACACCAACTTGAATTGCAATAGGGAGTGTACAGTACATTACAATAACCTCATTTTCCCAAATGTAACCGACAAACATACCAACAACAAATAATATTGCATTTATAACTCCAAATGTCAGACTTATCTTTTCAAAAATATTTAACTTGTTTTTCATTACTTACTCCTTTCTCTTTCGCCACTGTTTCATATAAGCAATCCTTTCTTCTCTATGAGCCTTGTTATACTTTCTCTTAGATTCCAAAATTGCTTGTCTACGTTCTTCTGCTGTTTTGTATTTTATTGGTCTACCACTACCTTTACCACCCATGCCATTACTCCTTGTACACAAAGTTTTCTGCATTTTTATATTCTTCTGTATATTCACAATCGTGAATAGCCATTTGAACCATACACTCTTTGATTATTTCCTTTGCCTTTCTATTTTCTTCCACAAGTTTTGCGTTACTCTTGATGTACAGTTCATTCAGTTCTTCTAGTCTGTCTATTATCCAAGACTGCAAAGTTTCTGACGGAGTATTCAAAAGGTTGTTGCGTTCATCACAATCAACCGCTCCGATTTCAATGAGTTTGTCAGCGAGGAACTCTCTCTGCATACGCTCTATAGTTTCTTTGGTAAATATCATCTGCATGATTCACTCCTAAAATATATCAAACTTACCTTTGACTCCGACGTACAGTTCTGTGCACGCATAATCAAACTTGCTTTCCTGTCTTCCACAACAGTATGTAGGATGCTGACACTTGTGTTTTATTCCTGCCGAAAGTTCCAACTCGTCACCAAACTCTTTGTGATACTCAACTCCTAACCAATAACTCTGAGAGTATGGCAACCAAGTAAACAAACTTCCTTCTTGAACTTGATAAGTCTCTTCTCCCGTATAAAACTCCAAGCAATCACACACATCAACACCCAGCTGATACACAACGTGTGTAGGCTGTGTATGTTCCTCTACTTCTTCTCCATAGCCGATATTATGATATGGACAACAAGAAATCATAAACGCATATGTTATTGCCAATAAACTATTCATAAAAATCACTCCTTCACAAGAGTATATCTTGTGTAATGCACAGTCTTACCGAATCTATTTACTCCCGATTCAGTTTTTGTTTCAATCTTATACCCAAGTCTCTTGAGTATCCAAATACGTTTAGGCATCTGCATGATGCCAAACAAGTTGAAAGCATCAAGTGAAGTCATTCCTTCCTTGTGATTCATTAAATATTCCAATACCATCTCATGCTGTTTTTTCATTTTACAAATCTCCTATACCAACGTTCTCCGTACTTTTGTTTCATAGACTCTGCATAGCGCAAAGCCACCATCACATCAACTTCTGCCTTGCCTGCCAACCCACAGACAACAGGAAAAGTTTCATCAAACATAAACTCTACATCGGCACTTTTTATAGCCTTTTCGATGCAGGCGTTGGCGAATGCTCGCCAACCGCCATCTCTCCCGAGAAACCTCAATCTTGTTATTCCTTATTAGAATGGAAGGTCTTCGGGGAATCCATCGTCATTGCTCTTCTGACTTGCAGGTGCAGACTTCTGAGCCTTACTTTCATTACTGTTATTGTTGTCACCACTCTTTTTGTAGGTTGGATAAAAGCGGTCTGCTATAACAATAATTTCTGAACGTTTCTGTCCATCTTTTTCCCAAACGTCTTGGTCAAGAGAACCCTCTATAGTTACCGCAGAACCTTTTGTCATATGCTTGACAGCGTTCTCATAACTCTTTCCAAAACCTTTGACTTTAATGAATGAGGTTTTGTCTTCCCAATTATCCCCATTCTTTACAGACTTGTTGACAGCGATTGTGAACGACCCAAAGGCTGTTCCACCTTCGCTTCTTCGCATTCCTTCAGAAGCATCTCTTGTCAAGTTCCCCTGCAATACAACATGATTCAAGTTTGTCAAATTAATCTCCTTCACCCATTCCGAGTGTCTTGATTATGTCAATATTTATATAAGTCTTACTTCGAGTAATATTAGGGTTATCTGCATTAACTCTAATATCCTCTTTAAGGTTACCCAAAATTGATACATATGTCCCTTCCTTTAATGTGGAAATGAACACACTTTTCTTTCCAAAACTTCTGATATTGAACTCGTCATACATTGGACCATTGTCTTTACTGTTTCCAATGTTTACTGAAAGTTTTGCTTCTACGACCGGATACTGGGTCTTTGTAGGGCTAACCCCAATATCATAAATGCGTCCCGTTAAATATACCTTATTAATGTCCATGCTCTCTCCTTAGAATAACGCTTTACGCTTTTCATACTCCTTTTCAATATCTTCGATTGCGTCTGCATAGTCAGCCCCAAGACAACGCTTGCGGAACTCTGCAAGTTCTTCATCTGTGAAAGTTCCGTCAGTCCACTTCTTCATAACGGCTATCTGCTCGGAACTGTAGTTAGGTCGCTGAACTTTAGGCGTGTTACTCCCACTGCTTCCTGCTTTTGCTCTTGCGTCTGATTCATTTTTACTCTCTTCTGTATCAGCATCTTTAGAATCATCAATTAAGAACAAACCATTCAACGCATACTTACGAGCGTAACTAGAGGTTGCCCCCGTAATCTGACTAGAATCCATGCCCTTCTTTTCAGAAGGTTCTCTTGCATAGGCAGTTACACTTACAGTTTCCTTTCCGTCTGTGAGAGTCGCAGTTGCTTTTACGTAAACTCTGTCACCAACAATCACCACCTCGTCTGAAACTGTCAACTGTGCATTGTTTTTTACAAGCAACGGTTTGACTGCTTCAAGAATACTTTCTGCACTTCTGTAATAATAGTTACCGAACTTGTTATAAAGGTCTTTCGGTGCGACCAACTCTGACTGAATCTTACTCAATGCTTCCATTCATATCTCCTTTAAGGATATTATCCTTATAAAAATTACAGTGTTTACAACACAGACAATAGTTCTCACAGCGTGGCGAACTTCCTTCACGTTTCTGAACGTAGCATCCAGCCCCCGCCTTGTCTTTGTATGTGTTTGCATCTTCGAGTGTATCACACACCTTCAGTGCAGTCTTTCTTCCTTCTTTCATAACAGCATAGGTAGTAGGTTTAGCCCATCGCTCTTCTTCGGAACAAGGTGGAATATCGTCGTCAGAAAGTTTCTCTGCGTTTACAATCTCTTCAACCTTCTTTGTGATGAACATACCAATCTCCGTCAAGTCTGCCTTAGTAACATCAAATGTATATTCATATATCTGTGACTGTGGATAATCGGGTTTCTTCTTTGCTTCACCTGCAGACCAATCTCTAAGCATAGCGATAAAACGACAACGTTTTACTTCAAGACCTTCGTGTTTTAAGAGCCACGCATAAACCAATCCCTGTCTCTTCCAATCATCAAACGACTTGAACATAACTTTCCACACGCTTGCAGTCTTGTAGTCGGTAATAGTCTTCTCTTCCATATCGTACAAGTCAACCTGCCCGGTTACAGTCTTTCCTCCAACATCAAACTCAAAACGCTCTTCTGTAAACGCATTAGGATTAGATTCTTCCAACAGTTTGTGGACCGCTGTTCCAAATATCGCCCACACCCTATCAGACACATCATCTGTAAGTTCATCCCAATGTCTGTTTGTTAAGACAATCTGCTTTACACCTTGCAACAAAGTGGTTGCACTAACGCACCCCTCTTTGTTATGTCGTTCTGTTGATACTGCGTTTACTAAACTCTGTGGTAAATTAAACTTGTTTGTAATTGTCATTCTGTTACTCCTTCTGAAAGTAATAACTTTCGTAAACTAGAAATTGAATTAGAGAAATCTGCATCTGCCTGTCTCATTTCTTTTTCCGTTTCTTCTGTGTCGTGTGTCCCACACACAAAACTCTTGGTTGACCAACGGATAGCCTTTGTTTCCAAGTCGCCAAGAACCGCAATCAATGTCGCTTTATTCATAAAAAACTCCTTTAGTTTTTCTCAACTACCAATAGTATACCACTAAACTATTTATCAGTCAATGGTTTTCTTCTGCGGTAATCGTCACCTTTTATGTTCACGATATCCGCACATTCTACCAAGCGTGAAACACTGTCCCTACCCAAATAATGCTCGATGTACAAACCTTCTCTTTTTTCTTCGTCAGTACAGTCTCGTTGCAACTTAAGGTTGCTCATAAGTACAGTTGGTTTACCGCACTCATACCTTTCATCAATTACATAGGACAACCAATTCTTTTCACTTTCAGAACCGAACTGTTTACCCACTTCATCAATGACTAGCAATGGACACGATGATAACATCTTGAGAATATCTGCTTCATCAACAGTTGAATTTGATTTATAGGAACTTTTAATCTGTACGATAATTTCATACATCTTAAATATGTATCCCCCTCTTTGCATTACAGCAAGACTTGCAAGCATTGTCTTACCCAATCCGTTTGACCCTAGAAGTAACAGAGAACGATTTCCGCCATTGGCAATAGCCATCAGTTTTTCCTTTGCAACTTTAAGCGTGTCGTTCAGTTCTTCATAATCATCAAATGTCATATCGAAAAACTTCTCCTTGACATTAGATTCTCTCCACGCAGTCTTTTGCTTTTCCAACTCTGCAAGGCGTTCCTTTTCTTCCTGCTCCTTCTCACGTTCTGCCACACACAAAGGACACTCATTCCAAACGTTTCTTCCGTGTTCGTCTATGTAGTAATCACACTTCACAGAGCCGTGCTTCTCACACTCAAACACACCTTCTTTGTATTCACGATTGAGAATGTCTTGAAAGAACTTTCTGTCAAACAGATTTATTTCTGCCATAAGCATCTCCTTTGTTCAGTTCAGAAAACCAATCACGATTTTCAATTTTCTCTTGGTGCTTCTTTAACTGTTTTTCCTTTTCCTTTTCTTGACGCTTGATACGATACATCGCCCTCTCGTCAATCAGTTCGTCACTTCGAGCCATAGTCACTCCTTAAAAGTAGGATTCATTTACAGTAGAGCGAGAAGAACTTTTTGTTCTTGTCTTAAAACTTCTTCCGCTCACGTCAATGCTTCTGAGAATAGACACAAGACTCGGATAACTTGTGACAGACCTTCCTTTGTAGTTGACAGTTCCATCTTCATTAAGAGCAACATCACAGAACCACTGAGCCAAATCTCCTTCCTTGTCATTCATTCCTTTGAATCCATTTGTGATACACACATTGAGAATCTGCTCATAGGTTGTCGTGAATCTCTTCCGAGTTCTCTTAGGTTTCTCCTCATTTTCATTTGCACTGCATATATTTGTATTATTTAGTATTTTGTTAATATTAGTATTTTGTATAGGCGGGTTTACCGAAGTCGGGATTTCCGCAATCGGTGTTTCGGTATTCGGTTCGCCCTTTGGTGTGTCATACACAACGTAAGTACAATCTACAATCTGCCCCAACTCATTACGAGTATCTGTCTTTGTGACATAACCCTTTTCAATCAGTTCATAGATGGCAGTTCTGATAGAATCTTTTCCGTCTTTGAAATGACGTTTAAGTTCTGTCTGATGAAGTACCCAATCTTCGGGTAAAGACATAAGATATGCGTACAAACCTTTCGCTTTAAGCGACATTGTTGGGTCTTGTAAACAAGTGTTGTCGATTACTGTGTAACACCTAGTGTAATTGTGTTTTATAATTGCCATTACCAATGCTCCCTATATATTAAGTATAACACACTCTCTCCGATTTGTTTAGTGTTATACACTCACCCCCTTCTTAGCCAAGAAGTCTTCAAGTGCAGTATAGAATCTCTGCTCAAAGTCATCAAAATCTTTTAGAGTTCTTTCTGCGTATGACACTTTGATAGGTGTCCCATCGGGAGTAGACTTATACCAACCTGTCATGTATGTACATTCTCCGGTTGTATGAAAATCGTGTTCACCACAGAAACCACCTGCTACAATACCAACAGAATCAATCTTTGTATGATATGGAGCATTTCTGTCCAACATCAAACCGAAGTGATGCGCCCAACCTTCAGAAACAAAGCCACATTTTCCCCAATCTCCCGGGTCAAGGAAACTCCAATAACCTGCATCAAGAAGTTGATTTGCAGTATCAATCAGGGTTTTAATTCTTGGTGTTAACTTTTTTATACACTTTAATACATCTTCAAGGTGCTCTTTTTCCTTGCACTTCTGTTCGTTTTCATTGTCAATATCATTCTGCTTTGCAGTCATAATTGCTTTAGTGTAATCCATGACGTCCCCCTATTTGTGTGTCATCATCTTTGCATCGTTGTACAAGAATATAAACTCGTTTTCAGAGTTTAATCTTGCCTTGATTTTGAACTTGTAGTTCTTTGCCTGCAAGTTTGGCGGAAGATACTTCGTATCAAGTGCTACTGTAATCGTCGTATAAGGCGATTTTCTTGGTGAGCAATCTTCTGTGACTACCCCAAATCCACCTTCGATGTAACCTCTTTCAACAGCCTTCTTTGAGTTCGGAAGTCTTATTACAAGTTTTCCGTCTCCAAAAACTGCCGTTCCCTCAAATGGTACTCCTTTTGCACCACCTCTTTCATTGAAATGATTGATAAATTCCATATTTTCACTCCTTTAATATGTATTATCTGAATAATTAAACGAAAGGTTCTGATATGAGCGAGCCATATCGTTCACTCTTACAAGAACATGACTTTCAAAGTCTGCCAAAGACCTTGCTACTCTCAAAACTCTAGTTGCTTTTTCAACACCGCTACTTCGTACGATATCTCTGTAGTAACTTCTTGCGCCGCTAGTGATAATCACATCGTCCAAATCCTTAATCTTATTATTAGGCGTTGAACGACCAAACTGTTTGCAATACTGCTTAGAGAGTCTCAAACGCTCTTTCAGTCTGCTTAAAGGTGTTTCAAATCTGAAGTCTTTGTCCGGTGCTTTACACTTAAACACAACATCAAAGCATTCTGAGAGATACCCCCTTGGAAGCCAGCCCATTCTGAAAACACAGTCATCAGTTGATGCAATCAACTGAAAGTTTGACTGAATATGTATACGTTCAGTGTTTATCAGTGTCGGAGTAATACCTACTGAATAACGGTCTAACTGAGAATCGTCATCGGGTAACTCACAATAACCGTCAAGTCCTCCGTCTTGGGCTGTCTTTCCAATCAACTCCATTGTGTTATGACTGAAGTAGTTTACATTTTTCAAGTGAAGAACTTTTTTGTCAGAAGTTTTTAGTATACTTTCCTTTCCACCTATACCAAGAAGGTCAGCCATAGGTGTGCAGTCATCAATACTCACAACTTCTGTAAGTTTCTTGATTACGTTCACAAGTCTTTCGGGGTTGTATCCGAAGAAGAGCGCATTGTGTTCACCACAAAGAGTGGCAATCACAATCTTGATTTCATCATCTGAAAGCATAAAGATATTGCTTTCTTTAAACTCTTTGTCATAAGTGAATCTGTAATTCATAACTGTCACTCCCCTTTGTAATAAAGACCTATAGCAGTATCCAAGTCATCAATTCTTGTCATGATGATACCTCTTATGTCAGAGATAGACCTAGCAACCTTCATGTACTTTAATGCAAGATTAGAATCTTCCTTTGCCAATTCTTCGTACTTTTCAAAGCAGTCAAGTTTTACCCAATAAGGCTCAATACGTGTAAACTTTCCTGTAACATATTGACCCGATTTCCAATGTGCTCTGCACTTTCTTGCATTTTCTAATCTCTCTTTTACATTAGATAAAGAAACGTTTGCTACGGTGTCTTTTTCGCATTTGTAAACTATGTCGAAGTATTTTATCGCCATAGCAAACCATTCATTTTCTTCAGAAAGACTACCTGTGTCATACGCAACTATGTTACACTCTCTGTCTTCGTCAGAAGATGCTCTTTTCAGTGAGTCATAAAACAGTGTTGTCTTGTTGTTGATATTTGGCACTAACACTGTTCCTTTGCCAGCCTTTTTCATATAAGAATTTGTAAAAGAAAGTATGTCGAGATTCCGTTCTTCTACCAAGACATAACTCTCACAGAGTTTTTTGATTGCTTTTATAAGTCTTTCGGGCTTATAACCAAAGAATATAGCGTTGTGTTTACCAATTACTGTAGCAAGTACAACTCCCCATTCTTCATTAGACAGTTCAAGTTTAAGGGACTCTTCAAATTCTTTGTCGAATACAAAATTATATTTCATAATCTTTAATCTCCTTCACCTGCGTGGATTCCGCAGGTGTTTGTGGTTACTTGCTCGCAGTCCTGCAAGCAGTGACGTAAGTGCACTTGTTGCAATTAAAGCACTCTGAACAGTAGGAATCGTCGTCTTCCATAGAGTATGGACAATACGATTCGTCGAAGTTGTACTTTCCTGTTCTGTAGTTGAAGTGAAAACTCCATGGGTCGTTGGAAGGTTTGCGCTTCCAATGTTCGTCATAGGCTTTGGAATCATCCTCATTTTCGTCTTCGCCGTAGATGTATTTCCAACACTTTTCATTTTTGTCCCAATAATAGTCGCTCCAAAGACCTCTTTCGTAGGCGGGAGTTGTGTATACAACTTTCTTGTGACTGTATGTACTGTTGGAGAAGAAACATCCCATATCTTCAATCCAACCACTTCCGAGTGTCTTACACATTCCTGTTTTGTCCAAGATTGCAAAGCGTGAACCATAGATAAGGTTTTCAATCAGTTTTACAGTGCGATTGTCCTTGTACCAATCATAACTTCTGATGATATTCACAAGATAGTCTGTGATAAACAGCATTGTGTCTGAATAATTCTTAGAGCCATCTGAGGTCAGACTCAAGATTCCATTGTGAGCAACCCCAATGTTTGCTTCACTTCTGCAACGTTTAAGATTGTTCATATTTCCCGATAATGGGAATGGCTGACAGCAAGAATTATCGTAACCCTGTGTTGAGATTCGGAAGTGAAGAACATATGTGGCTTCATCTCCTTCAATCTCTCTGATTCTGTCTAATGCAGTTTTGAAACGTTCCCAAGTATCATATCCTTTATGAATATGAACCTTCCCGTTCTTTGCATACATAAAGCCCCCCATGTCGGGATTGTTTTCCCAACAGTTCTTCAAGATTCTTTCCTCGGGGAAAGCCACATTGTTTGGTTTAACCATGATTACGCACATAAAATTTTACTCCTTTGTGGTGTGCATTACACACACCTATATTATTTGTTATTAATCCTGTTCGATAAGTTCCTGTTCCCATTCAATATTTGGGTACAGAGCCAACATTTCTTTCTGAAAAGCACCCCTCTTGTAGATATACTTTGCAGTAGATTCTGTGATACCACCAAGCCAAGACAGAATATCATTTGTCTTAACCTTTTCAATTGTGATACGTCTTGCGTTCTTTGTGATTGTAAGAACGAAATCAATCCAAGCGAAGAATGACCATGGGTTAAGAGTTCCACGACCAAGACGATATTCAAAAGTTGCTCTGTTACTGTTGTTCAATGCAACACCATGACCACCTTCCCATTTGGATTTGTCACGCCAAATGTCGAATCTTGTCTTCGTTTTGTTTTCAACAGCCTCGGTTTCATCATCATTAAGTGCATTTTTGCGACAATAATGGAATGACCTGCGTCTTGAAACCTTGACAATATCGTCCCAATTCTCATCAAAGAATGTGTACACTTTGGCAATTGCTGTATCCTGTTCGGTTTTCTTTGCGCCAAACATACCCCTTGAAACGTGAACGTGTAATCCACAAGTTCCCGGGTCGTGTGACTTGTACCCCTTTCTTGCAAGATATTTGAGCATCTTTGTCCACTTATCCTGCTTAGCCCAAAAGTCTCTGATTGTGTGTGGCTGTGAAATACACTCGAATCCATAGTTCAAAGAACTGTCGTGTGCAAAACGCATTTCATCGCTTTTAAGACCACAGGCACTGCACAGACCTTCAGCAGTCCGATTGTTTTCTCTCTGCAAAGAACTGTTACAATCGACTTCCAACTCAAAGCCCAAGCCGACAAAAGAATCTTCGTCCTCATACTCTCCAAAGAGAATAGGGTCGTGGTCATGTGATTCACTATACCCCTCGATTACACAATGGTTTTCTTCATAACACCAACGACACGTATCGTCTTCAAAACACCAATCATCATCATCGGCAATATAACATTCACAATCGGAACAGTAATGCCTTTCTTCAAACCAACTGCTAGGAGCACGTTCAGAATGCTGATATCCGTCTGAATCACGAACGTCATGAACTTCTGTATCAGAAAGTCTGTACCATTCATTTTCACGTTCAAAAAAGAATGCAAGATTTTCAAAAGTGTAATCCCCATCTGAAAGTTCGACCATGAAATCTCTGCCGGCAAAATATCCCGTTTGAGCGCACTGAACAATTCCGTCGTCGAACCCTTCCCCCGCAAGATGAAGTGCTTCTCCTGCAAGAAGGTGGCACACTTTACAGAACCTTGTTCCGCCATATGAAGCAAGCAAATTATAGTCATCAAGAAGGCTGTGAAGATTTATGTCGTGACAGTCATCAAGACTAATGGAAACAATTCCATTGTAGCGGATATCATTGATGGTTACATCAATCTCGACGTCTTTTGTTGTTGGAAGGGCAACCTGTGGCTCTTCTTCTTTGTTTTCTGCGATTTCTTCGCTCATAATAAAACTCCTTTAGTGTGTATATCACACCATAAAATTACTTATCTAAGAAGAAAGTGTACTTACCCACCCTCTTCATTTTTGGTAAAAACTTAATGTGCTCAACAAGTATCCTTGTGCCACGATAAAGTTTACCTACGATTCTTAAATGTTCTCCCACCTGTATTTTGTCTGTACAGAACGACGAATTGTCCCGAAGATTGCGACTAAGTTTACAAATTATTGTAAAATCGCCACATTCACAGTCTTCTACGCTTAACAGAAACACATCGTCAACTACGCTGATGTTCACGACTCCTTTTAAAACCAAAGAGTTCACCATTTTCATTTGACGACTCCTCTCTGATTTTCAATCAGTTTGTCAACATCGGTGCGCAGTTCTTCGGTAATCTTTGCGATAGAATCTACGTGTCGTCCGATGTTTGAAACTGTGTCGGATAAGTGTTTCAAGTTGTCTTCATAATCTTCTAACAACTTGCCAAAATCTTCTTTTGTCATAAGACCTCCTTAGTCTTTATCCCAATAATACATTACGTCAGTCTTAGCGTTCTTTGTAAACGCTTTGACTTCTGAAAGCCGATAATATCTTTTTACGTGTCTTGCACGTATATGTTTCAACGTTGAATTAATGCACACAGGCATTGAAGTCAATCTTGACTTTATCGAGCAGTCAAACCCCGTACCACCATATACAATCCACTTTTCGTGGTCGTAATAGAAGAAGTCTATGCTCATAAAACCCTTTCTTTTGTAAAAGAGCATTGCTTGTTTCTTTGGCAACTTCTTAGTGTCAAACACAATTACACAAGGATTCACAAGCCAACCCCCCTTAAATCTGCAAAAGTCTCTTGAAGCCATCAATCCACTTTTCAACACGATTCAAGCGTTTTGCTTTTGTCTCAGTGATATACACATAATCACGACCAAGAGACCAAGCCTCTGCAATAATGATAGACACAACTACTGCAAGTAAGATTACAGTAAGTCCAATCCAATTAAGCAATTCTTCCATTTTCTTTCCTCCAAAAAAGATTGTAAATTGGCGCATAATTCATCCAAGTGTTCTGAACTTCAGACCACTCTGAATCCCAAAATCTCTGTGCATCTTCTGTGGAATAATCCTCAAGAAAGCACTGTTCTACTTCTGTGAATGTCACACCACGAAGGTGTGCAACTTCCCAAACTAACATCAGTTACTCCTTTCGTGTGTCATACACACGCTTATATTTTCTAGTCTTTGTTTCAAAAGACTTACTTACAGACCAACCTAATTTGTTTATCCTTGCGGATAAAACAGCCCTATTAATACCAAGGCTTTCTGCCCATTGAACTAAAGTTTTCGTTTCGCCTTTGTATGTAATTAAATGGTTGTTGCGTTTATTGTTTGCCTGTTCTTTCACAGAAACCCAACGACAATTTTCGGGATAGTAACCCTTATCATTGTCTATTCTGTCTAAAGTTAAGTTGTCGGAATATCCATGCGAAAGTGCCCAAGCCTTGAACGCTTGATAATCTTCTAACCATTCTTTACAGATTGTAATTCCACGACCACCGTATCTGTTATAACAGTGAAAGTTTGGATTGTAACATCTGTCTTTCATGTGTTCGTAAATCTTATTAAGTCTTGTGTGATGCACACTCATAAGACCGCCCCCCTTAATAGTATTTTAAGAGCCAAAATAAAGTGCCCCCCTTTTACAGTTTTTCTTGTCAAAATATTTCCGCCCCCCATTTAGAATGAGAGAGTACGAAAAATAACCCGCCCCCTTTTAAGCAAAATTGAATTGCAAAAAATTGTGGGGGGGAGTAGTTTAAACAACCTTGATTTTAGTTGGAAGTTGAACGGCACTCGAATGTGCCACCAAAGTGAACCAAACTTGCTTTCATAGCATCAACTTTCGCAAAATAGCGACCATTGATTTTTTCGGGAACACCATTCTTGCCATAGAGTTGAACATCAGATTTTTTACATCTGTAAACATCACCGGTATAAGACTGTCTGATTTTTACAAAATCACCTTTTTTAGCGATAATTGTTCCTTCGATTTTCATTTTCAATCCTTTCGTGTGTCATACACACGCTAAACTTGATTTAAGGTTTTTCAGAACTTGTTGTTCCTTCTCTCAACCTTATATATATATTATACCACAAATACCCTACTTTGTCAATAGGTTACACACCTGCACAGGTAGTGTGTATCACACAGGAAAGAACACAGGGCAATTGCCTATATATTCAGTGGGTGATAGGTGTTCGGCTGCAAGTCCAGAGTGTAGACAGAAAAAAAGCAAAAAAAAACCGCTCAAGACTTTTTACAGTCTCAAGCGGTCAGCGGTCAGCGGACAGTTACCAATTATTTGATTTTATTCAAAATATTGATAATTTCAGTTTCAAGAGTTGTGCGGTCAGCGGTCAACTTGTACTTTCCGATTAAGTGGTCTACAATCTGCATGGATGCTTTTTTGTTCCAATCAGCAGTTTCCTCTGCTTCTTTCTTCTCTGCTTCTTTTGCTTTTTCTGCTTTTTTTGCTTCTGCTTTTTCAGCGGTCTTTTTTGAGGATTCACGTTTAACATCTTTCTGCTGAGGTTGAACGTAAAGCGGGTCGCAAAAGTACACCATGTCATCTTCATTATCAAAAGGAACGGTAACTTTAGAAAGTCTCACAACGTTGTATTTACTTTCGTCTCCGTCTGAACCGCTTTTAATTTCTGCATTGTAAGCAGTCTTAGACTTAATCTGAAAAGCGTAGAAAACACGCTTAAAAGATTCAACGCTCATTACACCTTTTCCGTTATCGTCTACGAACAATGGCAAGTCAAAAGTGTTTTTCTTGCCATTTTCGAGCCAATACAAATACAGTGTTGCCAATGCTTTTTTGTCTGCTTTTTTCAAGTCAGATTCTTTTACCATTACAAATCCTTTCATAGTTCCTAGTCTCCTATTTATTCGCTCGAGTGTGCGACACACAAAAAAATCAATCCTTTAGGGTAACACCCTTTAACTATCTATAATTATATACCCTATACCACTTTTACGCAATAGGTAACTTGTGTTATACACATAAATATTTTGTTACTGTATATAGTTACGGTGTGTAATACACAAATTGAGTATGACTAAAGTTTTTCAGTACGATTAAACGATTAGTATTTTATATGGTATTTTCTAGCGTTTTGTATAGCACTCATTAAACGTATAGTGAATTATGCGGTATCTAGCGATATCTAGAAGTCTGTATAGTATTCATAACTTTTACTTACCTTTCGTATAGCACTATACAAGGCACTAGTAAAAGGGCGGGTTTACTGTACATTCGTATAGTGCCCGGGGATTGGGGGGGGCTACCTAGTTTACGTACAATCTCAGTTTTTCAAAAAGTGGTACAAGCATTCAGATTTCAGTAGGGATTCAACACGTTCATACACTTCATTCGCTACCGGAGTTACGCAGTAACGTAGGTTTAACGAGCAGGCAAAAAGACACCTAGGGGAAACACTCAAGGTACTTCAGTGCTACAAGAAGTACGGGTCTAGTTTCTCCTAATGCTTTTTCCTGCAAATGAAACAACTTGTCCTCTCGGCTTTCAGTCTCCGGCATTGGGTGTAATTCACAGTCTCTTTTCATCAAGGCTGATTTGGTACACACTTCGGAAGTTGTCTCAAATGCCTGTATCAGTAACTCTGCAATACTGAATACAGTAGAAGTCTTATCATGTTGCAGACAAGGACTACGTCGGCACTTCATCGCAGACCGACACACGCTTGGTAGTTGCTCACCCATAGTAACGTGATTAACCATCCTTCATTACTGAAGTGGAAACTCCTCTGTCATAACGCTACCGTTTCAATATTGCCCGACCGTTATGACTTCATTGGATTTTCAAAAACATTATAAAACTGTTGACAAATGGAGTCAAGCAAAATAATATAAAAACAACCAATGCCATCGGTTTTGTGCCGATTTTAAGGGAATTATACTCTTCCCTTTGTGTTCGCAAGGACACGCTCCGTTTCGTCCCGTCCTCGCTATTCCCTCCTATTGGTGAGGGCGGGCTTTTTTTTAGAGATACAGGAAAACTTAAAAAGGTACTGAGAGGTATAGATTTGGATATATTAGATTTAGAAAAAAAGAAAGTAGACCTCTGCATAGAGTTTATGAAACTTGGTATGGACTTTGACAGTGCCTGTGTAGCAAGTGAGATTGGTTCTGAATTAAAAGAAAAACTGTCACAGGATGAAGACTTCGTATCACAGGTAAATTTCTCATTGGCAAAGAAAGAGGCTGAACTGCTTAAGAAACTTAATGACGTTGCAGAAGCAAATGCACAGCGTGGTGATACAAGACAGATTGAACGTCTTCTCGAATTGATGAATCCGGAGCGTTACTCTAAGGTAACTAAACTTTCACATACAATGAATAACAGTGGCGGAACAGGCGGTAAGATAACCGTTGAGTTTGAAGGAGATGATGAGTAATGTTAGAAGATTTAATGTTTCTTCTTGCTGACGAAGCAGAAGCAGTAAAAGGTTACTTGAAGACATTGGAAAAGGTTACAGACGAGAATGTAAAAGCAACTCTCACTGAAATCATCAATGACGAATATAACCATATCGGAAGACTGACAGCACTTGTATCAGACCTTGACGCTAGTGCGGGTGAACATATTGCAAATGGAATTGAAGGCAAGGAATAGCCTGTAAATGCTCAGAGCGACTAAAAAAGAAAATGTAAAACTTACCGTTCCTCAAGTATTCAAACCGCTGTTCAAAGGTGCAAAAAGACGCAACTTTATCTACGGTGGTCGTGGTAGCGGTAAGTCTTGGGCTATTGCTCAGTATTGTGTCTTCCGAGCATATCAAGACAAGATTAAAATACTCTGTTGTCGTGAACTTCAGAAATCTATTGCTGACTCTGTTCATGCCCTTTTGTGTGACGTTATAGAACGTATGGGATTGAGCGACTTCTTCACTATTCAGAAGAACGCTATCTATGGTGCTAACGGTTCTGTGTTTATCTTTGCGGGAATCAAGTCAAATGTTTCTGAAATCAAGTCTATGGAAAACGTATCTATCGCTTGGTTCGAGGAAGCACAGGCTATGAGCCGTGAAAGTTATGATGTACTCGTTCCTACAATTCGTGCCGAAGGTTCTATCCTTATTTTTACATTCAACCCTTATAAAGATAACGACCCTATTTATGTTGAAATGCAGAACGCTGACGAGAACTCGTTAGTAATTAAGGCAAATTATTCAGATAATCCGTTCTTCCCCGAAGTTCTCCGCTTGGAAATGGAGAAGGACAAGAAAGACGATTATGAGCGTTATTTGTGGATTTGGGAAGGACAGTGTTTAGGTCTCTCTGAAGCTCAGATATTCAGAGGTAAATACACGGTTAAAGCATTTGAGACTCCTAAAAATGCTGACTTCCATTATGGTGCAGACTGGGGCTTTGCACAAGACCCGACAGCCGTTATACGCTCTTTCATAATCGGAAATACTCTTTACATTGACCAATGTGCAGGACAGGTCGGCTGTGACTTGGAAGATACTCCTGCATTGTTTAATAAAGTTGAAGGAACTTCAATCTATCCGATTTATGCAGATAGTGCACGTCCCGAAACGATTTCGTTTATGCGTAGCAGAAGATACAATGTTATCCCTGCCGACAAGTGGAATGGTAGCGTAGAAGACGGTATTCAGTATTTGAGAAGTTTCTCTGAGATTGTCATTCACCCAAGATGTAAGGCTGTTATTGAAGAGTTCGATTTGTATCAGTATAAGGTTGACAGACAGACAGGAGAGGTGCTTAGAATACCTGTAGACAAGTTCAACCACTTCATAGACGCACTTCGCTATTCTCATACCGTATCTATGCGTGGAAAGAACAACGGAAAAGTTTATGAGAAGTTTACGGGCGATTGTATTACACAAGATGTTGAAGTAAAAGGGCAAGAGGTGTATCTTGGAACTATAGCCCTTCCGGGAAAAATACTTTGGGTTACTTCCGCTGTCGTAAACGGCAGGATTACGGTTATTGACGCTTTTACACAAAACGTGATTAACTTTAGTGAAGTAAAGAGTAAATACCCAAAATGCGAGTGCATTTGGATGCCACTTGAAAAATTAGCAGAGGTGCAACAGAATTATGTTAATGACTGTGTTGACGCTGATATTGAGCCGGCTGTTCCGGGTGTCTTACCTGCGGATGGAGAGGGAACTAAATTGGTTAATGACCTGTTTGAGAGAAATTCACTCTGTGTCATGGAAGGAGCGTGGACACTTATATCGTGTCTTAACGAGAGAGTTTTCTTATCGGATGGCAAGATAGAACGGTCAAGCAAAGAGCAGGAGAACGCAAGATTCTGCCGACTCTTTGAATATTTAGTGTGGAGGATAGTAGGAAGGTTACAGGCAAATGAGTAATGAAACAACAAACAGATTTGCAGGCATTGCAGACAGATGTAAGGATGAAAACTTTAAGAGGATTTATCAGATTGCTTCAAGCAAGATTGACGTTAAGGAAGGTGTTAATGACTCACAGCGTCAGTCACCTGTATCGTTTTCTGATTCTGAAATTAATGAAATAAAGGAA